ACAACAGGCTTACCATTTGGCAACACCCCTGATGCAGCAGCCTTCAGTATGCCTTCAGCGTTTGTATCTGATGGAATGTATGAAAGCGTCATGCGTTAGCCCTTTACTATTAGTTTAGTTGCAGACACAGCAGTGCCAGCAAAGACCGATGGAGTGCCAGCCGTTAACCCTAAGTCGCCGTTGGACTGGACAAAGTAGCTCTGACCCGCAGTTAAGCTAGACTGGTTATCGTCTATGAAGCCCTTGGCGTTGATCGTGGCAGCTTGGCCCGTGGCGTAGCCGTTAGAGGCAATGCCGATGTAGTTCTCGGCGGTGAGGTTGGTCGATGCAGGGGAAAAAACCATAGCAGTGCCATAAGATGAATTGCCGTTATCAGGATATGCAACGACTGATTTGTTACTATTAGAGTCAAACCCCAAGCCAATATACAGACCTAGATTAGTTGTTACAAAAGTAGTGGCCGAACCAAAAGAAATATTCGTACCACTTATAGTTCCTACAGTAAAAACGCCAGAATCACCTCCAGCCGTATTCTCAAAAGCAACAACAACTTTTTTATTATTACTGTCATAAACAATAAAACTGGCATTTAAACTTGCATTATGAAAAGTAGCTGCCGATCCAAAACTTATTGAAGTTCCGCTTACCGTACCAACTATAGCTTTTCCAACACTACTGTTATTATAAATTATTACTACTTTGTTGGTGGTTGTATCAAAGGCTAAGTTCACCCTCAAGGACTCGCCACTTTGAAAAACTACTGGTGAACCAAAAGAAATATTAGTACCAGAGACAGTTCCGACAATAGCAGTACCCGCACTAGAGTTTGGATTATCTTCATAACCAATAACAACCTTGTTACTGTTGCTATCAAAAGTACAGCCAATATTATTTGTTTCAGCAGACTCAAAAACAACAGCGGAGCCTAAACTTAGTGATGCTCCTGATACAGTGCCGACTTGCGCTGTGCCATATCTGTTATTTGCATTATCAGAAAACGCAAAAACAACTTTATTGGAATTAGAATCAAACGTTGTTGCGATATAACTCGGCCCACCTGCGCCCCCTTGTAACGTCACCATAGAGCCAAAACTTATTGAAGCTCCGCTTACCGTCCCTACAATTGCCCCCCTAGCACTTGCTATAACAACCTTATTAGAATTAGAATCAAACGTTGCTGAATTATAAGTAGATGATGCACTTACATAAACTACTGGAGTCCCAAAGGTTATAGACGTGCCACTCACAGTTCCAACGATAGCAGTCCCATAGTTAGAGTTCCCTAAATCTCTGTAAGCAATAACTATCTTGTTGCTGTTGCTATCAAAAGTTACAGCAGGATAATCTGTACTTGCGCTTTCAAACACAGAAGCAGACCCCACAGAAACGGCCGATCCACTAACAACACTAACCGTCCCATTAGCATTAACAATAACTGTATCACCAGAAGCTAACGCACCACTGGCAACGGCCTGAACTTTTCGGGCTGTATTACCACGATTGCCAATGATACGCATGTTAGCTTATTCCTCGTCTTTAAGAGTTGGATCAACCCAATCAGGATTAGCTGTCCACGTAGTTCCATCAAACGTATAACGATTGCCTGTCCAGTTTGCTGGGGCGTTGGTTACGTTATCTGTGATGGTCACTGTAGTGCTGTTCAGATCACCAATTATGAACTGTGCAGGATCACCCACTGTAATGTTGTCTGCCGTGGCAGTGATGGTTACGTCATCAGCAAGCAGGTACTTGCTCAAGCCGCTTGATGTTTCAACTATTGTCCTCATTTCGTTATCCTTTCACGATGATTTCTGTGGCTGAGATCGCAGTCCCAGCTATTACTGACGGACTAGCCGCCGTAAGGCCCAGCGTTCCGTTTGTTTGTACAAAGTATTGCTGACCTGCTGTTAGGCTGGTTTGATTAGTGCTGATTGAACTGCCAATGTCTATGATTGCATTGGAGCCGCTTGCTGTTGAGCCTCTTAATTCTGGAACAAAAAGTGTTGCATAGCCATCGTTGTCTGTGCCTCTATATGTAATTAACATTTTATCTAAAGATGAAATATAAGTTAAACACTCAAAATTAGCTTCTTGTCCTAATGCTGTTGTATCTCCTTTAACAAGCGTAGTTCCAGATGCAGTAAGATCTTGAATAACGCTGCCACCGCTAGGGGCATAAACAGTAAAAACTTTTTCTAAAGAAGGATTATAAGCCGAGGCTCTTTTAAAAGTACCCCCGTAAGCAGAATTTAAAACAACCGGAGTTCCAAAAGATATACTCGTTCCACTAACTGTTCCAACAACACTTGTAGGATAATTGCTGTTTCCGCTGTCTCTGTAAGTAAGAATTATTTTATTCAGAGCATCGTGGTACGCCATTGAGGAAATGTAAGTGGCGTTTGTAGTAAAGGTAGCTTCGTTCCCAAAACTAATATTAGTGCCAGAAACAGTTCCTACCTTGCTGCGGCCTTGACTACTTACAAGATATGCAAAGACAATTTTATTAGAATCTACATCATTACCCAATGAAACCCATTGACTATTTGCGTCCGAAACAGTCGCGGCAGTCCCATACGAAATACTGGTTCCAGATACCGTTCCTACTCTAGCTAGTATATCAAACTCCGTGGCACCCTCTTTTGATCTAAATGCAAGCACCACTTTCCCACTGCTGTCATCAAAAATACTGGTTATTTGTTCGCTCTCTGAGCTAAATTGTGCAGCAGATCCAAACGTGATTGAATTATCTGAAGGGTTTACTGTAGCGACTTTAGATTGACCTGTTCCAGTGTTAAACTGGTAAGAGACAACACATTTATTATTTGTGGAGTCATATGTTAAGCTTATGTCGCCAATCTGGGTTCCTGTAGAAAACGTGGTAAATGAACCAAAACTGATACTTGAGCCACTTATAGTGCCGACAATGCAACCGCCTGTTCCGTTAGACGTATCGTTGTTTAAATATGCTATTACAACTCGTTCAGCGTTTACGTCATAAACAGAGCTTACATACTGGGTTGTGTTGTTGTCTTGAAATTCTGAAGTATCTAAAACACCTGCTATCACCGCCCCATTAGACATGCCGATGTAGTTCTCTGAGGTGAGGTTGGGGATAGTCCCTGCGTTTTGAATAACCACAGATTTGCCGCCGTTGTTCTGGTCTTGGTACGCCCCTACAAATTTCTGTAAATTACTAGCATAAACAATCGCTTGATACGAGGTAGTACCTGCTTGATAAACAGCAGTGCTACCAAAACTTATAGAGGTTCCACTTACAGTAGCAGGTACATAAGTCCCATACTCATTATTCGCTGTGTCCTCGTAAAAGATAGCAACTTTTTGTGCGGATTCATCATATGCCGCTTTAGGGTAGTTCGGACGTCCACCAGTTTCAAAATTAGCAGATGAACCAAAACTTATGTTTGTGCCACTAACAGTTCCGACTATTGCAGAGCCTACGCTGTTAGCTTTATTATCGTAAACAATAACAACCTTGTTGTTCGAAGTGTCATAAGTTGCATCCATTTCAGCAACCTCAGAAGATTGAAATGCAACAGGACTACCATAACTAATTGACGTACTACTTACAGTCCCCACTATGGCTTCGCCTTCTTTGCCACTACCAGCATCTCTATATACAAGAACAAATTTTCCTGTGTCGGGATCATAAACATTTGCTGTGTAATACCCGTCTTGACCTGTATCTGCGGCTGTACCAAAACTAATTGACGTCTCACTTACAGTCCCAACGATAGATGTAATGGAGTTGCTTGAACCAGCATTGCTGTATGAAAATATTATTTTTTCATTGCCGCTGTCGTATATAGAAACAAGGTATTGAGTGTTAGAACTTGAGAACACAACCTCAGAACCGAAGCTAATTGACGCTCCACTCACGGTGCCAACAATTGCTGTACCGTAGCTTGAGTTGCCGTTGTCCGTGTACCCAACGACTACTTTGGCATTACTTGAGTCAAAGGCAGTAGTATTTTGTGTTGTTGTAGCTGAGTTATACACCACGGGAGTTCCAAAGCTAATTGAAGTACCACTTACAGTTCCCACAATAGCAGTGCCATAATTGGAGTTATTGCCGTCACGGTAGACAATTACTATTTTCTGAGAGTTAGAATCGAAACAAATTCCTATTTCAAAAGCATCTCCAGAATCAAACACCACAGGTGAACCTATGGCATCACTAACACTTGTCACCGCAACAACACTAACCGTCCCATTAGCATTAACAATAACAGGCTTACCATCAGGCAGTGTACCAGAAGCAACAGCCGTAATCTCTGCGTTATCGGCAGCGGGATTATTGCCTATGATCCTCATTACGCATCATCTATTTCTTCATAGCTACATACTGCGGATAAATCACCCGCAGCCGAAGCTTGAATTTTAAGAATATCACCTTCGACCAAATACAAACCCATGTTCTTATCAATTGGAATAAGAGTAGCGTCTGCTGGCACTGATATAGTTTTTGCTATGTAATAATCAGCACTGGATCGTGTGATCCACACTGAAATATCAGCAGCGTTTACTCCGTCTATGTTAGCTATCACAAGACTGTTGATCTTTAAAACTTTGTTAGACGCTGCGGTAAGAAGACTAACGGCGGAAGCCGCTACATCAGCATCTACAGCGGTATTCGCGTAAATGCTGCTTACAGCTACAATATTTGGATTTGCCATTTATTTTCTCCTGTCAGCCGAAAACCATTGCCATTGCGATAGCTTTACCTGTTGATATACCTGCCGTGCCAAACACTAACTTTCCTGAACCATTAGAAGCCAGCAAAGCCTGACCCGTTGAACCAACCGCGTCAGGCAACTCAAGTTCATAAGTAGCTCCCGCCGAGTGTGGCGGACTTGATAGCGTGACCGCGTGAGAGTTAGAGGAACAATTTAAAGCCAGCTTTGCTGAGTTTGTAGCGCCTCGTATAACAACCTTACCTGACCCGTTAGGAGCTAGATCTAAGTCCCTGTTCGATGCAGTGATAAGATCAAACTGGTTAGTGTCCAGATTGCCACCTAACTGCGGAGTAGTGTCATTCACAATGTCTTGGATGTCCGTAGCTATCGCCGTAATAAACACGATTGCCGATCCAGATAAATTCAAGGCGTTATCACTATTACTGCTTTCAATAACAGAGCGACTAAGCGTTGTACCCGAAGCAGTGAAAGTACCTGTCCCAATCTCAAATGCTGAAGAACCGTCTTCGATACAGTACCGCACAGAATTTCCATTAGACACACCAGCCGCTGCAAACGTCTGAAAGCCGCTGGTCGCACTGCCAAGAGTTATGGTCCCAGTACCCGTGGTATTGGTTGTCATCTTAGCTCTATTGACCAACACTACCATGTTAACTCTCCGTTCTTACGCAATTCTAATTAAAGCGTTACTTGCATCTGGGCTTGGCATAACGATCTTAAAGTCACCTGATGTTGACGCTTTGTCCGAACCAAAGTCTAAAACCAAAACACAATTTGCAGTGTTAGAACCCGCACCAGCCGAACTGTTATAAATCAACGCGCCACGAGCCGTGATTGTTGCAGATGTAAATGTCTTGTCTGCAAAATCCGTAAACGCTGTTGTGCCAGAACTTGACGGCATACTGCCAGAAGCGGTCAACGTATTCGTGCTTGTACTGCCAGAAGGCCCACCAGAAGTATAAGTACCAGAAGTTCCAACTTCATTATTACCAGCCCCAAAAACAGCCGCCGTAGTGCCTGCATTAAAAGTAGCGCTGTTTGTGTACAGAGCTATCTGAAAAGCATCACCGCCAGAAGTCGTGAAATTGTGTGTTGCGGACAACAGTTCTTTCTTGAACGATGTACACATAAAGTTTCCGTTAAAGGCCATATCAGAGTCTCCTTATGAGTTCAGCCAGTTCAGGATGTCCTGCATCCATTAGTGCGTTGTAAACCGTAGTGCGGTCACTTTGTATAGCTTGCCGCATGTAATAAGCCACCAACTTTTCAACCTTCTTCTCAAAAGCATAAGCTTGGTCTCTAATAGCTGGGGGAGCCGTGTCAGAAATAGAAATTATTTTACCCACACACTCTTCTGCAAGCTCTTCAGGAGTAAACCCACGATTATTAGTAGTCTTGACAGATATAACATCCTCATAACGAGGTATGTCTAATTTAAAATCTAAACTCATTGTTTAGCCCTTATTACCTTGCCTGTACGATATTCGTCGGTTACTTCCTTGGCTTCTCCTAGCATCTTAACACCAATCATAGCTTCTTGGAAGCGGCCATTATACATAGCCATTACATCCTGTTCACCCTTCATGTAAATATAAGCTTCAATCAAAGCTCCATACAACAATGCCATTTCAGCGTTTGTACTTAGCCAAGTAGTGTCTGTTTCGCCACCACTTGTAATGCTAACGGGTCGATAGAAGTAATGAAGTTCTGCTGTATATGAAGAATCAGGAGTAGGAGCCAACAAAAAGTTAGTTACGTCGAACTGACTATAATACTTGGGAACGCCCGTAGTAGACGGGTTTGGTGTGTAACTCTGCACAAAGCTAGGATCTTTAAATTCAACAAAAACCATATCTCCATAAACTACTGGATCACCAGTAGCTGTCCTTAAACTTAAAGAGAACGGAGCTAAAAAGTCATCAGGTATTCTTAAATATTGATATGCTTGATTAACTGTAGCTGTAGCATTTTTTCGAAATAAACTAAGCTGTACGTTCTTTAGAATCCGCTCTTCAGACATACGGATAAACAAAGGTATGTTTGCTACAAACTCTGTTTCTTCGTACTCAGTATAGTCTTTAACAGCCTGTTTAAGCTGCGCGTATGTAAAACTCATGTTGTTACCACCGTGACTGTTCCAACTGAACCTTGAGCTATCAAGTTATTAGGTGTCAAGCTACCGTCTCCCACCATTCCAACCGGGTTCCAACCCCATTGTATATTGTTTTTCTGAGGCACGTTCTGTTCTGGACGTGGATTTTTTAGTGCTTGAGGGTCAGGTGTTGCTCTAATAGGCTCTAATTGAGGCTGTTTTGCCTCCCATTCGTCCTTCCCCACAAGAAGCCCATTCCACTCACGGCGCATGTCTCTCAGGCGATATCTGAAGCCAGAACGGTCAGAAATGCCATAAGCCCACTTACCTGTTGCGAATTTAGACAATTCTATAATTCCTCAAGCTAGGAGAAATTTGGAAAGAAGCCCTATCTCTGTCTTCATCTACAGCGCGTCTCATTTCTTCTTCATAAACAGCTTTAAGCATTTGAACCCGTTCAGGCGCTCTTTTTAATGATATATAATAGGCCAAACCAGCCGCCAAGCAGGGATAGAAGCGGAAGGGAACATCTATTGTATTCGTCATAGTGTCAGCGTCATCTATGCGAGTAAGGCAGTTATAAACCAAAATATCTGTACTATTGTCAGGTACAGGCCAAACTTGAAGATCCGGCGTAATTTGCCTGTTCAAGAAAAACTGGGTTACACGCCCTCTGCTTTCCTTGGTAGGTATAGATAGATACTGGTCTCGGCTGACCCTATCTATCGTGTAATCTGTGCTATCACGACGCACAACAACGGCCAAAACATCTATTATATCCGAAGAAAGCGGGTAAACTCTTTGACCTTCTACTACATTTAAGGTTTGTTCCTTGATAGTCCATTGATTTAGGCCCCTATTAGCCCAATCTGCGAACATTATGTTCAAAGACCGTTTTGCTGTCTTTAGGTCGTAACCAGTCCTAGCCTCTAGGCCACACCGCTCGAATGCCTCTTCAACGTATTCTGCTACGTCAAGTTCAAAGTCTGTGGAACCTGATACGGTCATGTCATTCCCCGTTATAAAGGTTATCAAAAACCTTGTTGACATCTAATGTGTAGTCTAAATCAGATTTGGAATAATGTATATGTTGTGATGGCTTAAAATCAGGAGCACCCTCTCCAGTTTCAAACCACGCTGGGTGTGTGACCCTTACCCTGTTGTTTGGCAACGCAACTATATTGCCTGTCCATTCGCCAGCATCCAAAAGCTGCAATACATGAGCCTGTTTATGTTGTGCTGGATCGTCCGCTACGTCTGTATCTGTGTAGTCTACAGTAAACATATATTTGGCAGGAAAGAACCCGCCATCTATTTTAGCCATCCAAGGGCAAGGTGTTGCTCTGTCTAGCGTATATACAGCGTGTGTATGAGATGGGCAGTCCCAAGGCTGCGCTGCATGCACTGGCATAGCTTCAGGCCACTCTTCAAACGACTCATCGGCTACCAAAGCCGTTATAGGCATTCTTGCCCACATAGCCCCACCATGAACGTTTTCATCGCCATCTTCGTCCGCCTCACAACCCGTAAAGATAATTTGAAAACTCAAACATCTGTTCGG